AGTCGGTGACGCATCTGCGCTACATCGACGCAGACGGCGTGCAGGCGACCTACCCGGCCAGCAACTACCTGGTCGATACGGCCAGCGAACCCGGCCGGCTGGTACTGGCGCCGCGCTGTACGTGGCCGTCCGTCACGCTCACCACAGCCAATCCGATCGTGCTGCGGTTCGTCGCCGGCTACACCAATGCGGCGTCTGTGCCGGCTGTGATTCGAGCCGCCATCCTGCTCGGCGTCGGAGACATCTACGCCAACCGCGAGGCTGCGGCGAGCGACAAACTGGAGCTGACCGAAACGGTGAAAAATTTACTGAGCCTGGCGCGGGTGCGGTACTGATGCGCACGCCAACCGCAGGCGATCTGAATCAGCAGGTCGCCGTCCAGTCCGCCGCAGTGACACGCACGACGGCCAACGCCGAGGTGCTAACCTGGAGCACGACGGCCACGGTCTGGGCGCGTATCGTAGAGCGCGGAGGCAGAGAGCCGCTGCTGGCCGACAGGCCGGTGATGGTCGTGGCGTACGAGGTGACGGTGCGCGACGGCGCGGCAATCACGCACGCCAATCGCCTGCTGTGGAATGAAAAAACACTGTCTATCGAGACGGTGACTCCGCTGCCGCGTGGCTATTACACGCTGCGCTGCCTGGAGGTGGATATCTAATATGTCGCGCAGACGAGCAGTGCGCATCCGGATGACCGGCGTGCGCGACGTCCAGAAACGATTGACCGCGGCCGGCCTGACCATGGATCAGCCGGAGGTGATTCGTGTCATGCAGGCTGGCGCCGAGATGATGGCAGATCGTGCACGAGAGCGAGCGCCGTACCGAACCGGTGCGCTGCGCAGCGGCATCTACACAGCCAGCAGCCTGCTGAACAACTATGTGCCGCTCGCTCGGCGCGGTCGCAAACTAAACAGTCCGCTGCGCTACCCGCCGCGACCGCGTCAGGTCGTCGTCGTGTCAAGCGTCTACTATGGCCTGATCCTGGAGGTTGGCGGCGCCGGCAAACGTGGCCGGAAACGGCGATTTTTCCGCGCCGGCATCCGCCAGGCGCAGCCGGCCGCATCGGCCTACATCCTGGAGCGCCTCAACCGCCTGATCGAGGCGCGCTACGCCGCAGGACGGACGACCACATGATCGAATCGTCCGTCGTGGCCGTACTGCTCGCCAACGCCGGCGTGACAGCCATCGTCGGTGACAGGATCACGCCGGTGGCCGTGCGCGGCAACGCGCTGCTGCCTGGCATGACATTCGCGCGCCAGTCCGGCAGTCGAGAGTACTCGTTCGGCGGCGGCGTGGAGGCGACGGTGTTCATCGGCATCACCTGCTGGTCGCTGGCGTATCCGCAGGCACGCAGCGGCGCAGAGGCGGCACGCGCCGCGCTCGACAAATACGGCGGCGGCGACATCGACATCATCGCCGTGACCGACGGCAGCGACCTGTACGATCCGGAGGCGGACGTGTTCGGCTGCACCATCGTCGCGCAGGTGCACTATACGGAGGCATAGATAGATATGGCAACCAGAGCGAACCGAGGTCGCCTGCTGATCGACCGATACGATTTTTCGCTCGACACGTTCGCGGCGACGTGGACGACCACGGTCGAGCCGCTCGAATCGGCAAACTGGCAGTCGACCGCCATGCAGTACCAGCCGGACGCGGTGGACGTGTCACTGACGATGACCGGCTATTACACCGGCTACAGCGCCGGAGACATCTATCGCGAGGTCTACGCGCGCCGCAGCACGGACACGGCGGCCTACGTCGCCTGGCTGCTGGATACCTCGGCGCTCGGCCAGCCGGCGTACGTCCTCCAGTCGACCTGGGCATCCAACATCACCATCGAGATGCCGGTGCAGAGCCTGCTGCGGTTCGACGCCACATTTGACGGTGTGCCGTACGGCGGCTACACGCTGCTCGACGGCCAGCGCACAGCCACCGGCAACGGCACGGTCGTCGCGCTGCCGGCGACGGGCACGACCGGCGGTCGCGCATTTCTGTTCGTGCGTGCCATCACCGGCACGGCAACGAACGCAGAGGTGCACATCGAGTGCGACACCGTGGTCGGCATGACGACGCCGACCGATATCGGCACGATCACATTCAGCGCAGTCGGCGTCTATCCGCTAGCCATTACTGGCACGGTAGAGCCGTACGTCCGCATCGTCGTGGACAGCCTCGGCGGAGCGACCAATTTTACGGCCGCTCTGGTCCTGTGCGTCAACGACGTCACTATGTAATAGAGGAGAATCACCAATGCCACGAACCAACGCACTGCAGAACGTCAGCGTGAGCTACAACGGCACGTCACTGCAGACGCATTTGAACACGGCGTCATGGAATGCCGTAACCGAGGTGATCGAGACCACGACGTTCGCCTCGTCGGCAATGGAACAGGCCGCCGGCGCCGCATCATTCTCAATCGAGGTTGGCGGCGACTGGTCGAAAACGCTGGACGACATTCTGCGGCCAGACACGATCTCGCCGCCGGACACACTGCGCACGCTCGTGTTCTATCTCGGACCGGTCGCTAGCCGTGTGACGTACACGTGGACCGGCAGCACGACGGTCGGCGCGTTCATCAGCAACTACACGGTCAACGCCGACAATCCGATGAACAAGCTGACCTGGTCCGGCACGCTCACCATCTCCGGCGCACCGGTCGTGAGCTAATGACGATACGTGTCTACTCGGAAATCGACGGTTTGACGGACTGCTACGTCGAGGTGGCCGAGAACGGCTGGTCGGTACGCGACCTGTCGCAGCTGTACGCCGGACGAGACGCCTGGCTGGCTCTGTTTCGCCGCCAGGTCACCGGCTGCCACCTGCTCGACGCCGCGGGCGGCAGCATCGACGATCCGGCGGAGGCCATCGAGCGCTACGACGATCTCGATCTGCGCCTGGCGCGCCTGCTCAACAATTGCCTGGCGCACGCCGTCGACCACCTGGCAAAAATGGGGGAATCGCAGAAGCGGGTGCAATCTGGCGGCGGCGCACCCGCGACGACGATGACGCCGACGCAGAGGACGACGACGACTACGCCGACCGGGACGTGAGCCGTGCGCTGGCGTCGCTGCCCAGCACGGAGTGGGACGCCTGGCTGCTCAGCAAATTTCCCGGCCGGACGCTAGAGGAGCTGGACGCAGTCGATATCACGCGCCTGCTGAGAGCCGTGCGCGTGCAGGAGATCGACCGAGTGGAGAGTATGCGCCGCCTGGCCGTGCGTGCAGGCAGCCAGAGCAAATTAGAGCCGAGCGACTGGCGTGCGATCCGGCGACACGACCGTCTGATCGCACGGCACTACGGAGAGAGCAATGGCGAGTAACGCCAACCTGGTCATCAGCATCAACGCACGCGACAACGCGTCCGGCACATTCCGCAAAATCCGAGTCGACCTCGGCGAGCTCGAGCGGAGCACGGGCGGCCTGGAGGATGCCACCGGCGGACTCGGCGATATTTTTGACATGCTGCCCGGCAAACTCGGACCCGCCGCCGCCGTATTGTCGTCGACAATCAACAAATTCGCGCAACAGGCACTCGAGCTCGGCAAACTCGGCGCGGCTGCGCAGCGCACGCAGGCATCGTTCGAGCAGCTGGCACAGAGCGTCGGCCAGTCCAGCGACCGGATGCTGAGCGCCATGCGCGAGGCCACGAACGGCACGGTGACCAACAGCGAGCTGATGCTGGCCGCCAACCGCGCCATCATGCTCGGCGTGGCAGACGACGCCGACGAAATGGCGCGCCTCATGGCGGTCGCCATCGAGCGCGGCCGCGCGCTCGGCGTGTCGGCGCAGCAGGCCGTGAGCGATTTGATCACCGGCATCGGACGCATGAGTCCGGAAATCCTGGACAACCTCGGCATCATCGGCGCTACGGCAGCCATCGAGGAGTACGCCGCGTCCGTCGGCAAAACCGCCGACCAACTCACCGACCTGGAGCGCAAACAGGCGCTGGTCAACGTCGTGCTGAGCCAGTCGTCGTCCGGCGGCCAGGTCGTCGACGACGCGGCCGCCGCCTTCGAGCGCATGGACGCGGCACTACAGAACAGTCGTGAGGCACTCGGCGAGCTGTTCGCACCTGCGGTCGCCGCCATCGCCAATCAGATTGCGGCGGCGGTCGAGGCCACGGCGGACGCCGCACAGCGCGCCAGCGCGGAATGGCCGGAGGATTTGCGCGGCACCAGCAACGCCGGTGCGCTCGGCGGCAATCGAGCGCAGATGTTCGGTCCCGTGGCGAACCAGCCGATTGCCGATCCGATCATCGATGCGCAGGAGGAGCTGCAGCGACTGGAGCGCCTGGCGGCTGACGCGCAGAGCGCCATCCGGGAGCTGAACGCTCAGAACGCGCCACTGGCAGACAGCGGCGATGTCATAGCCAGATCGATGAACAGCCTGACAATCGAGCAGAACAACCAGCAGATACGCAGCCTGACGCAGGTGCTGACCGACGCCACGGCGCGCATGCAGGACCTCGGCGTAGCGACGACGCGCACGCAGGCGGAGACCTCCAGGCTGGGCGAGTCCGCCTGGGACGCAATCTCGTCCTGGCAAACGTTCGGCGAAACAGCATCCGCGTCGCTGCAGACGTTCGGCGAGTCGGCATCCGCCGTGCTGGATCAGCTGCGCCAGAGCGCACAGGCAACCACACAGGAGCTGACGCAGGCGATCCAGCAGAGCGCACAGTCCAGCCTGCTCTCTATTGCGCAGGACATCGCGCTCGAGCAGGGCCCGAATGCGGCCATCGCCTGGTACCGCAACGCCAACGCCGAGATCGCACGGCAGATCGAGCTGTGGCAGGAGCTCGGCTACGAGCAGCAGGACATCCTGAATATTGCGCTGCCGGCCTACCTGGAGAGCCTACGCCAGGTGTCTGACGCGTCGTCTGATGCGGCCGCGGCTACGGCGGCCATCGGCCAGGGCGCGCTCGAGGCCGATCTGACGGCGGCCGGCGCGCTGAGGAGGCTCGCCACGCGCGTCGGCGCCATCACACAGAGCGCCACGCTCGCGCGAAACGCGCTGACGCGAATGGGCAGCGCGCTGGGCAGCGCAGGTGTCAGCGACGGCCTGCAGGGCATCCGCAGCATGTTCACGCAGCGCGACGCGGGGGTTCTGGGATCGACAGCCGACGCATCAGAGCGGCTGGCCAGAGGCCTGGACTCAGTGATCAATGCAGCGAACGGAGGCGGCGGCGGCGGATTGAGCGGCGTGGCCGACCAATTCGAGGACATCCGCAGCGCGGTGCAGAGCGTGATCGATCAATCCACCACGCTGGACGTTGGCCTGAACCCAGCTGATTTTTTGCCGCGCGAGGATGCCATCAACGAAAACGCACGGCGCCTGGCCGCCATCATGCGCGACGGCCTCGGCAACCAGGAGTGGATGGACGAGTTCAAACGCGAGGTTCCGGGCATTTTCGACGAGCTGGCAGCCAGCGACGATCCACGCGCTGCGGCTGCGCGCATCCTGCAGCAGTTCCAGGCCGGCATGCGTCCGGAGCTGCTCGACCGCGAGCAGATCAAAAACCGCGTGCGCCAGATGATCCTCGGCGACCAGTCGTCAGCGCAGCTGGCACAGGAGATCGCACAGGAGCTGTCCGGCGAGCTGAACGTCAGCCTGGCGCAGGCGCAGCAGGCAGCCAACAGTGTGCTCGGCGGCGGTGCGCTGCTGCCGACGGCGGTCGACCAGACTGCACCGGACGCGGCCGAACCGGCGCAGGCGTTCGTCAGCCAGTGGTCAGCGACAGTCGGCACGCTGCTCGGCACATTTGACGCGTCTGGCCGACAGGCCGGCAACGCGTTCGGACTCGGTTTCGTTGCGGTGCAGTCAACGTACATCGAGCAGTGGGCGCAGGCACTCGTTGCGCTAGTGACCGCGGGCGTCGTCGCCAACATGGCGGCACAGCAGAGCAGAACGGGGGCGCGCTAATGGCAGTCACTACCGCCACGCTAGGCGGCGTCACACTGCCGCACGTGCAGCCGGACGGATTTCGCGAGGAGTATGGCTATCGCGGCAGCGATCGGGAGATGCTGAGCGGCGCGATGGTCACCGACCTGGTCACCGCCACGCCGAAACGCACGTTCGAGCTGACATGGCGCGAGATGAGCGAGAGCCAGGTCAGCACGCTCAAAACGGCGTTCGCCACGGTGGACGACAGCAGCGCCACGCTCGTCACGCCGCTCGGCGCCACGGTCACCGTCACTCGCGACATCGGCGCGCTGGCGCTCGACATTCGCTGGTCGAGCCGACGCGCAACGGCACGCGCCACGGTCACCATGCGGCTACGCGAGGTGTAAATGAGCACACGCGTGGTGAGCAGCAGGCTCTGGATAGATTGGAATTTCGACGGCAACTACGACGACGAGTCGCAGTACCTGATCAGCGCGAGCGGCGACATGTCGTTGGCGCCGCCTGGCGCCAACCTGATGTCCGCCGGCGGCATCATCTCGCAGATGCAGTTGACCATGCGCAACTCCGCCGGCCGCTACTCGCCGCTACGCACGGACGGAGCGCTCTACACGCACATCCGCGACGGAAAATCTTATCACGCGCCATGCTACCTGGAGGTGTCCGTCGACGGCGGCTCCACCTACGCGCGAGTGTTTACCGGCGTGCTCAAATTGCCACAGGAGAGATCGCCGTCTCCGCAGCAGGTGCCGATTGTCACATTCGACGCGCGCAGCATGGAGGAGCGATACCTCCAGGAGCGCGCCAGCGTGCTGCAGTCGACGTTCGCCGCGCAGCA